CCGCCAGCGATCTCGTTGCCTTGTCGTATTTTGGGTATCTCGCAAGAGTGGGGTGTTGAGCGTAAACAGATCCTATTCAGCCTAGAAACCCTGAACTACGGCGTGTTTGTTTTGAACAGCGATCTATTTGGTCAGCTGGACAACGACAGGCTCGGCTACTAATCTGCTACACTAAAACACGAAAGACTAAGGAAACCCAATGCCAAGAAAAGTATTTACCGCTGGCGAAGTTCTAGCAGCAGCGGATGTAAATCTTTACCTATCCAATGAAGCAGTATTCGCTTCTAGCACCGCCACCACTTACTCAGTCGTGCCAGCGGATCGGTACGAAACCCTAGTATTTACGGCTGCCTCAGCGGTCACAGTCACGATCGGCACAGCTACCTCGTTTCAGGCTGGCGAGCGCATAGACATCCTACAAGACGGCGCAGGCACAGTCACGATCCAGCGTGACGGAACCGCTACCACTTTGGCAGGTCGAGGAACCGCAGGAACCGCTTACAAGATCGGTCAGCGCTACGACGCGGTTTCTGTTGTTTGCGTTGGAACTAACTCTTACCGCATTATTGGTAACGCAACGGCAGTCTGATGACTCTCTCAGCGTTAGGTATTTTTAGTGCTGCTGGGGCTGGTGGCGGAATCCCTGCTCTTTCTCTTGAGTATTTAGTTATCGCTGGAGGCGGAGGCGGTGGTGGCGGGGCTGGTGCTGGTGGTGGAGCTGGCGGTTATCGTTCATCAGTTAGTGGAGAAAGTTCTGGTGGCGGAGCGTCAGCCGAATCTCCATTTACAGGAGTTTTAGGAACTGCATACACAGTAACAGTTGGTGCTGGTGGTAATGCTGGTTTCAGCACAACAACTGCTGGTCAAGGTGGCAATTCTGTTTTCAATTTAATCACATCTACTGGTGGTGGTAGAGGCGCTGGCGATGGAGGTGGTGTCCTACGCTCAGGTGGCAATGGTGGCTCAGGTGGTGGTGGTGCGTTAGCAGGTAATGGGGGTGGAACTGGAACTGCATCACAAGGCTACAATGGTGGGGCAGGAAATACATTAGCTGGCGGTGGCGGTGGTGGTGCTAGCGTTCTTGGTACATCAGCTCCTGCTAACAATGGTGGTGGTGGCGGGGCTGGTGTATCTAGTTCTGTAACTGGTTCAGCTGTTACTCGTGGCGGTGGCGGTGGCGGTGCTGGTCAACTTTCTGGTGGAGCTGGTGGAGCTGGTGGTGGTGGTGCTGGTGGAAATGCCAATGTAGGCACTGCTGGTACGACAAATACTGGTGGTGGTGGTGGTGGTGGATACAGCACTAGCAGTCACGCAGGAGGTGCTGGCGGTTCGGGTTTGGTTATCCTGCGTTATTCCAGCACTTTTACAATTACAATCGGAGCTGGTCTTACTGGTTCAACAGCAACAGTAGGAGCTAATAAAGTAACAACAATTACTGCGGGTACTGGAAATGTTAGTTGGGCGGCATAATGGCACACTACGCATTTTTAGATGACAACAGCATTGTCACTGAAGTAATTACAGGCATTGACGAAACCGAACTTATTGAAGGTCTTGACACAGAAACTTGGTATGGCAACTTTCGAGGACAGGCTTGTAAAAGAACAAGCTACAACGGAAACATAAGAAAAAACTACGCAGGTATTGGTTTTACTTATGATTCAAACCGAGATGCTTTTATTTGTCCGAAGCCTTTTGATTCTTGGATTCTTGATGAAGAAACCTGTCGCTGGGAACCACCGATTCCATACCCAACAGATAGCCTTGATTACATTTGGAACGAAACAGAAGCAACTTGGGAGCTAGTGGACTTATCGGAGTCTAACTAATGGCTGAGGAAACAACTGGGGTACGCATAACCCAGCAAGCAATTTACGCCAAGCAACTTGAGCATGGAGAGATCCTAGTTAGGTTGCTAGAAAAGCTTGATCACTTAGACGATGTTCCTGCTCGTATGCGCGAAGTAGAGATTACTTTGGCGCGATTGGCTTGGATCGAGAAGATCGCGTACACAGGTTTGACCGCTGGGATCGTTGGTTTAGTGTCGGCGCTTTTGGCGCTTCTGTTAGGCTAGTCATATGAGATTCCCTTTTGACAAACCTATGCCAAGAATCAGCTCACCTTACGGCTGGCGAATCCATCCAATCGAGAAGACGCGTAAACACCACAACGGAGTGGATTACGCGAGCGCTATTGGCACACCAGTCAAAGCTATTGAAGCTGGGACTGTTATCTTCGCTGGTCCAAGCACACTAAAGTTTCCTAACGGAGAACCTGCTGGCGGTGGCTACATCGTCAAGATCCGACACAAGGTAAATCGCGAATGGATAACTTCTGCGTATATGCACCTTCGCAAAGGATCTATCACAGTCAAAAAGGGAGACCAAGTTCTAGAGGGTCGCACCATAGGTCTATCTGGCAACACAGGGGAATCGACTGGACCGCATCTTCACTTCGAGATCCAGCGTGGCAAGAACTACATCTGGACTAACAACGGAACCAGATATACCGAACCAGTCAGCTTTATCAAAACACAGATCGCATTGGAGAAAATCAAATGAAGAAAATCATTGACAAGCTAAAGCAAGAAGAAACCATTAGACAACTCAAAGCTGCGCTCTGGTCTTACTTACGAGCTTCCGTAGCTGCGGTTGGCGCGATGCTTCTAGCAGGTATTGAAGATCCTGCCCAGATCACACTCTCCGCGCTTCTAGGCGGTATCCTCGGTCCACTTATCAAGGCTCTAGATCCTAACCAAGATGAATACGGGATCGGTGCGCGAGTAGAAGCTGCCATCAAAGAAGAATCTAGTTCTTCCGAGTAAGACCTAATCGCACTTCGCGTCTTTCGCGAGCGTTAGTCCCACCCCAAATTCCATAATCTTCTTGTGCCGAGATCGCATAGTCTCGGCATAAGTCTTTTACGGGGCAATCTTCGCAAAGCATTTTAGCAATCCGTTCTGAAAGAACTTTGGCGCGCGGATCGAAGTATTCTTCAGGGAAGAAGAAGTCGGGGTTGTCTCGGCAAGGCAGGCTTCCGCCAGCGTCTTCTATTTCCACCTGGGCGCTCGCAAATTCGGTGAAAGCCCTAGTTCTGTTCACCATAGGAATCTTACGGGGTTCGACCCAAATTACCTAATAGTAGCCAAATGTCGGTGGGTCACGCTAGGGTTGCCCTGTCAAATAAAAAAGCGGGTGGATTTTCAAGGTCCACCCGCAGTCAAAAGAAAGGACAAGGAACTCTTGACTAATAAAACATTAGCAGATTCACTTGGCAACGCAAGGAACATCGGATCTTGGGAATCCACAGATCCAGCTTGGCACGAAGCACGAAAGTCCAGAATCGGCGGATCCGAGGTTGGGGCAATCGTTGGGGCAAGTCGCTACGAAAGCGCCTATTCCCTTTGGGCTAAGAAACTAGGACTCATTGAATCAGATAAGACTGAGAATGAGTTCATGTATTGGGGTAAGGCGCTAGAGCCTGTTGTTATAGACAGGTTCGAGCAAGATCACCCCGAACTAACTGTTTACCGCGATGTCGGCAGTTGGGTTCACAAAGATCGGGAATACCACCTAGCCAATCCAGATGCTATTTACCAGCGCGAGGATGGGTCATACGGGATCTTAGAAATCAAAACCGCACGATACGCAGATGATTGGGCTGACGGCGTTCCGCAATACTATATGACGCAGGTTCAATGGTATCTAGCGTGCTTTGGTTTCTCGGAAGCTTATGTCGGTGTGCTGTTCTCAGGATCCGATTACCGCGAGTTCGCTGTTCAGGCTGAACCGATGTGGCAGGAATCCGATCTAATCAAGGTTCAGGAGTTTCGCGAATGTCTAGCGAAAGAAGTGAAACCTGATTGGGACGGATCCGAAGCAACTGTTATGGCAGTCCGACAGCAACACCCGCTCATAGATGCGGATGACGCTGTTGAGTTAGGCGAGCTGGGTCTTCATTACAGTTCGGCGCTCGATGAGTTAGAAGATGCTAAGACTAAAGCTAACGAGCTTCAGTCGCGTGTCCTAGACGCTATGGGCAACGCCAAGTTAGCAGTTATCTATGAGACACCAGCGTTCCAAAGATCCTCACGCAAAGGTGGCACACCATACCTAACTAGAAAGAGAGGCGCGTAATGGATTACGACAAAGACATTCGCGAGCTTTACCAAGATCTATACGCAGATGAACCACCTATTGGCGCTTGGGTAATTATCAAGCACACCTATAACGACACCATAATCACAGGTGAGGTTATCGCGCTAAAGCACACACAACCACAACGAGGCTGGAAAGAAGAAGCTGATTTTGAGTTTGTAGTCTGGACCAATTTCAAGTTCCAGTTGGCGGGTGTCCGAGGTTGGCTCAAAGCTAACGATTGGGATGTACTCAATGTTATGACCGACTTTGAAAGCAAAAAACTAACAAAGAAAGAGAGAGATAAGTAATGGCACAATTCAATCTAGAAGACTACGAGACAGTAGCCAGCAGAATAACCAAGCTGTATGACGCGTTTCCTGACGCTCGTATCCAAACAGATAATCTAACGACACCTTACGATCGCGAGCGCGGGACTTGGGTTGTTCGAGCGGTTATCTATCTAAGCGCGGATGAACAAGAACGCGAACTACCTAAGTCGAATGGCTTGGCGTTTGAGATTGACGGCGCGGGTATGGCTAACAAAACCAGCGCACTAGAGAACTGCGAAACTAGCGCCATCGGTAGAGCATTAGCCAACATGGGACTGTCGGGAGACCAGCGTGCCAGCCGAGAGGAAATGGCTAAGGTTCAACGAGGTGTTGCACCTAGTCGCGATTGGATAAGCGAAGCTCAAACAATTATGAACACGAAAGAGCTGAGGGATCTATACAACCAAGCGCGTCAGTCAGGCGCAGGTCAGCACATACTAGAGCAGATAGCAGATTACGCTAAAGCACTAGAATCTAGCACCAAAGAATAGTAAAGTTGGTGAGGCGGGGTTAGACCAAGCTAACCCCGCCAACACAAAAAGAGAGAAACTATGACCGAGATCGTCACCCCAGATCAAATAATCAAAGCGCTAGTCGAACTCAGATCCGAAGCGGATAAGGGAATAGACGCGCAGTATCAAGCCGAAGTTGAGTTAGCTCAGAAGCAATTAGAAGCCGAGCGTATCGAGGCAGCTTGCTTCCTTAGGCTCAACGGGTTAGTCGCGGATCGGCAAGCGCTCGCCAAGCTAGAAAGCTCTCAGGCGCGTGAGCAAGCCGACATCGCGAAGGCAAAGTATAACCGCGTAAAAACAAAGCTTCAACAGCTCAGTCAGGCGCAGAGCGCTATTCAGACCCAAGCGCGTATGGTTGAGATTACTTATTCACAGGCTGGCTTAGGAAGATGACCCCAAATGAATTCAAGAAGTTTCAAGCTCGCGATCCTTACTGTCCTCATTGTGGCATTGGTGTTCCTTACTTAGTTCCGCACCACCGCAAAAATAGGGGAATGGGCGGATCTAAGCGCCTAGACAACCCAGCGAACATTCTTCTGGTCTGCGCTCAGCTGAATGGGGACATGGAACACGCTTCACAGGTGGCAGAAGACGCTAGGTTATACGGATGGAAACTAAAGAACTGGGAAGATCCCCTAGTCGTGCCTGTCTATGACGCGATGACTGGATTCACCTACCGATTGAAAGACGATTACACCAAAGAACCAATCTAGAAAGGACAAGTAATGCCGATTATTAGAGGCGCGCACGATTTCGATGAGAGCTTTACCCGTATGCCTAACCGCTGGCTACGCGATGAGCGCTTAAGCCTAAAGGCGATTGGCTTACTAGCGCAACTTCATAGCCATAGCGTTGGATGGCGATTATCCATTAGGTCATTAGCCGAAGCAAACCAATGCGGTATAGATCTTATTCGCAACGCGATCAACGAGCTAGAGCAGGCTGGCTACCTAAAGCGTGAACAGGCTAGGGGCGAGGATAACAAGTTCGCGGAAAGCATTTGGACTACTGTGGATCCGTCATCGGGTTTCCCGTCATCGGGTTTCCCGTCATCGGAAAAGGCAATACATAAGAAGATCAATATTAAGAAAACCAATCTAAAGAAAGATATGCCTACTTTAGATAGATTCGGTGAGTTCTGGGAAAGCTACCCGCGTAAGGTTGGCAAGAATAGCGCTAGAAAGGCGTATGAGGCTGCTAGGGGTCGCTACGCTGGCGCTACGGGCGATTACGAAGCCGAGGTCATAGCAGGCGCGCTACGGCTGTCACAGGATCCCAACTTACCCGATCTTCAGTATGTCCCTTACCCAACGACTTGGCTGAACCGCGAGGGCTGGAACGATGACCCTTACCCTGAGCGCAAGCTGACCCCTGAAGAACTAGCTGAACGGGCTAAGGTTCAGCGGGAACTAAAGCGCCAAAAGGATCTTGCCAATACTCAGAAGCTACTGGCGGTCACCGCTGAGGCTTCGCCTATGCCGATCTGTGAGCATGGCGCGAAGTTAGTTCTGTGTCGGAAGTGCTTGCGCTCGCAGCCAAATGGTGCTAAAAATGACTAGAATGAAAACATGGAACCTAAGCGGGTATGTGCGCGGTGCGGTATTGATCGCGAGCTACCGACTAAGAGAACTAAGAATGAGACTTGTCGCGGTTGTCGTGTCAAAGTCGAGCATGTTATACGCTATGCGAATGGCGAGACTTGTTTGGCGTGGCGTGGAGATTTTGACCGCGATGACAATCCAGTTCATAACGGGAAGATCTTTATGGCTGGCGAAAGGGAATGCGGTCATCGGGACTGTATCAACCCAGAACACATCAAATAAGAGAAAGGCAAGACACCTTGGCTAAAGTAATAATCGAAAACGCAACAGTAGAAAACCTATTGGGGCAAAAGGGATACACAGTAAGCGTTAGCTCTAAAGACGCAAGCGGATCTGAAAAGAAGCTCTACTACAAGATCTGGTCAAACACGCCACAGCTACAAGGCGCGAAGCTAGAAAAGATTACTGGGGATCTCAGCGTGCGACTAGAAGAATATACTGACAAGAATGGTCAGCCGAAGCAGGTCGCAGCGATCCATGTGAACAACCCAGTCTTCGATTCAGCAGACACCCCGTTCTAATGGATACCTTTGTGGTTCTTGGGCAACCAGTCCCACAAGGTTCTATGAAGCATGTTGGCGGTGGGCGGATCGTTAGTAAGTCTCCCAAACTAAAAGAGTGGCGCGAAAAGATTGCGCAAGTAGTTAGGGAACAAGCTGGCGAACCCGCTCACCCCGATCCAGTTTCCGTGACAGTAATCTTTACTTTCAACAAACCCAAAACTGTCACTCGCGAACTGCCAACTGTCCCACCAGATCTCGACAAGCTTCAGCGCGCGATCGGAGACGCGTTGAGTATTGACTGTAAATACCTAATTGACGATGCCCAGATAATCGAATGGCACGCAGAGAAGGTTTACGGAACGCCAGCAGGCGTGGTTATCCAGATTTCTAGGATCTAACCCCTACCGAGTCAGGGCTACTAAGACCCCTGAAGACCCGTCAAGCGCCCAGAAGCCTAATAGCGACCCTATTACCCCAGCGCGGGGATCCGACCCGTCAGCGAGCCTCACAGGGCTGTTTAGCCTAAAACCCTCGTCAGCCCTGCTCAACGCGCGAAACGCCGATGGCGGACTAAAAACCGAGTGCTGACTACTATGCCAGCTCGTTATCAAAAAGTTATACAAATTAGGTGCTAACAGGGGCGAATAGGGGTCAAACGGGGTATAGTAATTGTATTAGCAAAGCGCTAAGGCACTAAAGATAAGGACTAAGAAATGAAAAAGCTAGAAATCTCAACCGAGGATCTACTAAAAAACTGGTATCAGGAAGATCTAATTGAGGCACTCAAGTCAGCTAGGCAACGCGCTGAGGAAGCGTGGACCGAAGACGGATCCAAGATGTGGGCGGAACGCGCTGAAGCTTACGCAGCCGAACTAAACAGAAGATACGAGGCTAACAAATGACAGGCTTTGAGAAACTAACCGAAGACTCACTAATCAAGTTCATTGAGAAGAATGACGGCACACCGCTGATCGAAGATCTAGTTCAGGATGCTAAGGATGAACTGTGGCAACGACAGATTGAGAAGATTGCCAATGACCGCTTAGAGAATCCAAAGCTCTGATGTTTGAGGAAGATGGCGAAACGCTTAGGCTAATGCGCCTACAAAGATTGCGAGACAATCTCATAGCAGAAATACTTTACGGCTTGGGCGAAGCAGATAGGGGCGAGGAAGATCTAAACCTGATTCGCGAGCTAGAACTAAAAGTCGAAGAAGCAAAAATGGTTAGTCATGAAATTAGCCAGCTAATAAAAAAAGGAGAGATACATGGAACTACTAACAACTAAACAGGTTGCGGATGCGCTTGGGGTTCACCTAAACACCGTATACCGACTAATCGCCAATGGCGATCTAACCGCAGTCAGGGTTGGACCGAAGCTATTGCGCGTAAATAAAACCGAACTAAACAATTATTTGAAAGGACAAGTCTCATGAGATTCAACTATGACGAGATCAAGAAAGCCATTGAAGAAGAATGGGAAGAACTAGCCGAAGACACTTATCCCGAAGACCGATTAGCTGAAATGGCTGATGGCTTTGTCCCGATCTATTACGGGGAGATTATCGAAGACTGGCAAAAAATGCCTAGCGAATACACAGATAACTGGAAAGAACAATACGGCGGGGTTATCCCAGAAGAAGTTGGGATCACCGCGCTCATGACCACAGATCTCTACGAGTACTATCACGCCACCACTAACGAGATCTATCAGGAAATACTAAAAGACAAGGAAGATAACTAATGGCAACCAAAGTAAAAGAACTAATTGAGATTCTACAAAAATACGCAGGTCCAGATGAGTATGTTATCTGGCAGTACTACACTCGCGCGGACTTCGATTATGACGAGAACCAGCCACTTCTAAGCAATAAAGAATTTGGCAAAGTCGCTGACGCGGTTAGTAGATGGGACATTTGGGAAGGTGTTCCCGATCTAATCTCCGACGAGATCTATTCTCACCAAAACAAGAAAGGACAAAAGTAATGCCACACGCAAGAACAACAGATCCCGAAACCAGCCATGAGGCTGCCGAATCGGTGACAAACATAACACCGCTGAAGCAGGAAATACTTCAGAGGCTAATGACTCCGATGACCGATGCGGATCTTTACGAGCTACTAAGAACTGGTTCACGCCTAATCGTCACAGAATCAGGTGTCAGATCTAGGCGCTCAGAGCTAGTTCAGGCTGGGTTAGTTAGAGACACAGGCGCTCGCCAGAAACTAAAGACTGGGCGCAACGCAATAGTTTGGGAGACAACACTATGAGCGAACTAGATGCGACCACGCAAGAACGCGAACGGATCGTCAAAATGTTGCGCAGTTATTACGAACTCACTCAGGAACCAAACCTTGACGGAGATACCGAAGTCAATGAAGACTGGGACTGCGGGTTTCGCGCAGCAATAGCAATTATCACGAACGAATACAACCACCCAAGACAGGAAAGACCATGAGCGAACAACCCCTAATGTCAGAAAGAGGCTCAGGCGATCTACAAAGCATAATCGCGAGCGCGTCAATCAAAGCGTATAACCAAGGGCTACGAACTGAACGCGAACGAGTTGTGCGATTGCTTCGGGATCTAAAAGAACACACCGCTTGCGATTGCGCAGGTTGCGAATCATGGGTGAACGCTTTCGATTATCTAATGGCGGAAGTGGTGAAGGGATAATGCTAAGGACTTGTCAGATAACAGATTGCGATAGACCGCATCATGGCAAAGGCTTCTGCGAACTTCATTACCAGCAGTATCGCCTAACACAAGCACCAGATTGTATAACCGAGGGTTGCTCTAAACCAGCGCGATCTAGGCAGATGTGTCATGGTCATTATTCGGCGTGGCTAATCGCAACAAGCGAGAAGAATGTTATTGACTATGACGACTTCTGGGAATTTGTCAAGAAAGAACTAAAGATAGGACAAGTAAATGTTCGGTAAGAAGAAACTAAGTGAGGCTCACAAGCGCATGGCAGGAGTTTGGGCGGATGGCTATGGAAGAGGCTACGCCAAGGGAAGTAGTGAGATGAGCCAGTTTGTTAGGGAAATGATTATCAAAAACCTAATGGCTGACGCGGTAATTATCACTAACGCCGATGTGAAGATCCTAGAGCGCGTGGTTGAAATAGTAGAGGAATCATGAAGCTCTGCCCGATCTGCGAACGCTGGCGTAAGACCACCGCGCCAAAAGTATCGGTGGGGATCTGTGGACAATGCTTCTTAGTAGTGGATAATGAGAGAAC